CTCAAGGTGACACGCGCACTGAGAGGACCCAAATTTCAGGTGATTGTACTAGACCTGACACCCGAGGGTGGGACTACCTGTACACACGTACCAGAACGATGCTCTCTTCGAAGCAGCAGCTCTTGGCTGACTCGAAGGCTGGTATGTGCGCGCATTGCTTTCGCCATGCGTTTGAACAGCTCGCACAGCAGTGCAATTCGACACCACACATGCATCGACGCATGCGGGTGCCGAATTATTGCCGTAGGTGCTACAAGCCAGGATACCTGGGTACCATCGTGTCCATGTACCGGAAGACCAAGTGCATAACTCGAGCAGCCGCTCATTTTGTGGGTCACACAGAATTGAGCGGGAACTCGCAGCATGGGCCTTTCGTCATGGAAGATTTCGAGTTCGGTCACGCACCCATCCCCGACGGCGGGGTTACTTGGGTGACGAACGATGACGACATTGATTTCTTCCCTGAAGACATATGGGTGCCGGATGAAGTTACCAGGTTTATCTTTTTACCGACCGAGGTGTTGACGGCTGCGATCAGCCTTGTCAACAAGGCCGGGGCTACGGCAATGACCGGGGCGAAGCCGCCCAATGATTGGTTGCAGATAGCCAATTTGGTCACGCAAACGAAGCATAACGATTCTGCTTGGGACCCCGAGGATTATGCGTTTGCACTTTGCACTGTTGGGGCATATGCGATCATTGACGAGATTCAATGCGCTATGCCTTCATACACCTTTTGGGACTGTTTTACCGGCGCGATTCCGTTCGAGAAAGCGAGGCAGGACGACGAGATAGGATATGCTTGGTCACGTTACCGGCCGCACGAGGGGTCCCCCACCGTGCGGCCATTAACTGACAAGGGCGCGGCTTCCAAGGATGAGAAGCCGAAGGATCCTAACCGGCCGAATGTGGCACCACCGCCACGGCCGATAACGCCGCCGCCTGGACTCGAGGAAATCGCTACCGAAAAGACAGAGGTGGACGAGCAGATGGGTGCTTACATTAACGGCACCCTCCTGAACTCCGAAACGGTCGTGGTTGAGCAAGGCGACCATGTTCAGGACAACAGAACCGCGACGGGGGAGATCGGCCAACGCACGGCGAGGGCCCGATTCCCGAAGGCGTCGGAGAACAAAGAGTTTCTCTTTTCGAACGATCCCAATAATTTGATTGCGGCTGAGAATCTCCGCAATCGGGACATCGGGGAGGACAATTTGACTCCGGAGCAGGCCAAGGCATTTGATGCCGCCGTCGAGGCGCTCAAGACCCATTTGTTCACAAAGAACAGGGTGAAGAACGCCGAAAGGTTCATTGAGAGAACGACCAAGGTACTTCCGAAGAATCGTTCTGAAACGGCGAAGATGCAGATGCACATCGACGCCTTGAACGAAGATGCCGACGCAGGCGTACCCTTTTCCGTACTAGTGGATGCCTTCACCAAGAAGGAGGTGACTGGTAAACCCAAACCGCGGGCCATTGTGAACCACGGTAACAAACGGGTTTGGGGGATGGCCAAGGCGTCGGCGGTGTTTGAGGATGTGCTTTTTCATGGTATTCCGTTTGCTTGTATCAAGCACGCGGAAAAACATGAGAAAATGAACGAAATTTTCAGCAATCTTGACGGCTTGCACCCAGCCATCAATGATATGTCTGCGTTCGATTTCGGAATTCACGAGCGACTCAAGCGAGCCGAATGTGACATTCTGAAGCACATTATGCGCATGATGGACCTCGACGCCGACAATGAGGGATTCTGCTACCGAGTTGTCGACGCGCGCACCAAGGCATGCACATGGGTACTTCGTTACCGTGATGCCGCTGGTGCCATGTGCACCCTCAAAATCAATATGCCCAGGACCATGCGTGAGTCCGGAGACCGCATTACATCCAGCGGGAATTTCCTTCAGAACCTCTTGGCATGGTTCACCTTCCTTGTTCGACCTGACAAGATGGAGGCAGCCATTCAGAGTCTGATTAGAACTCGCGGACGGGGTTTCCGATACAC